AGAAGTGGATTCCTTAACTTTAAGACCATCTTTGATGGCATTTAGGGCTCCTTCCACCTTAGTTTCGTCTCCACCAAAAAAGGTCAATAGACCATCTTTAATGGCATCTTTGTTCATACCCGCCTTCCTGGAAGTTTTACGAATACTAATCTTACCCTTTCGAAGATTTATGGTGTCGATGCCTTGGTCAATCATATGTTTTTTAACTACATCTTTGAGGCGCTTCTCCTCCTGATTCAGGATCTTAATGTCAGATTTCGCTTCAGCTAATTGTTTCGTGAGCTCTACCAGTTTAGAAACATTCTCGGAGAGATCAGGTGCAACAGAAGTCATTTTACTAATATTTTTTATACTCTAATCTTTAAGCGCAGAGACCACGCTGCATAAGGTCGGGAACGATAGTGGAATTATTCCACACGAAGGGTTCCTTGGGGTTGGGTGGGTCCTTGCGAATCTGCTGGTTCGCGTTGCGGAGGGCACCGCCGACAGTCTCGGGGAAGCCAATCTGCTTGCGGGGCTCGAGGAAGTTCTGGCCCTTGAGGATGTCCTCTGGGGCAAACTGACCGAAGTCCTCGGCGGATGCAACCTCGCGGGGGAGGAGGGAAGACGCGAGACCTGTACCCTTGTTCATACCGTTGCACACAGTGTCGGCTGGGGCAGCGGCGGGACCTGGGGAGGGACCAACAGCGGGGGCCATACCGAAAGGGGTATATTCACGCTCGACGACGGCGTAACCGGATTTATTGTTCATGGAAAAAAGGAGGAAGATGAGAGCAGCGACGGCAACTAGCATAAGCAGTCCTTGGTTTCGACCCTTCATTATCTTTTATATATGTACAACAATTTTTTTTACTGCTCATCCTCATCAACAAATGCATATTCGTCTGGGTAGGTATCAAGAATTGGGTCATCATGGACCCTGACCTGGACAATATTCCATGTGGGTCCGAACGCCTTCTTGGCAAACCAAAGACCGGCAAATTCTAGAATCACATCACAAGTTTTGTCAGTCTGGACACCCTCGAAGTCGATGAGTTCCTGCTGTGCATTGAAAACCTTGGTCGCATCGATGCGTTCAGCGGTCACCTGATTATCTTTCAGACCCGGGGTGTAGGCACCCTTGATCACACCCTCTGAAAGCTTCTTACCAAACCACGATTCACAGTTTTCGAGCGCCGCCTCTAAGTTACGAGCATCGATGTCTTCAACTTTCCCACCGGCGACACCCCCGGGCACGACATCCATGACGACTTCTCCTGTGGATGAGCACTCAGAGATTTTCACTTTGTTGAGCTGAACAAGGCACTTGCGTTTATCGTCGTTGAGTGTCTTTACGAAATAGAGTCCATCGTCACCCTTGGCTGGGGCGTTGTAAATCATTTATGTATCTATATGAATTCATTTCTTTAAACCGACAAATGGAATAGCGGCTGCCTTATTGAGTATCTGCTTGGGTACCCATTGATTTCTCCTGGGTTTGTAACCATACAGGGTTTCGGACATATTGATATTTTTAGGTAGTGGTTTGACGTTTTCTGGGCGTAGTGAGAATTCATTCTTGACGTATGCGTTATTTGTTACATTTTTCCACCTGAGATTTTTCGTATTGAAACGCTTATTTCCACTAGACTTTTTGTATCCCTCAACATTCGTATTTTTTACAACTGGATTGAGACCATATACAATCTGTTTGGCGAGACGATCTTCTGATGGTTTTGTCGTAAATTTATTGAATTTATAGGGATCAATTTTTTTAGCATTGCTGATAGAAACCGATACAGGTGCCTTAGTCACCGTGACCTTTTTTGAAATCTTTGGGATAACTCGTTTGAATGCATCATCCATGGAATTTGAAGATTTTATACGGTTATCAAATAACTGCGCCAACCTGACAAGTCTTCGACGGTCCTTTTCTTTCTTATCTGGACGAAGTTTAAGTTTATTCATCAGATAAATATCTTCAATTAGAAACTCTTTACTGGCGACGAGAATACGTTTATCAGTGATCAAATTACCCGAATTTAGATTGCGGTACGTCAAGCCCCTCTTTTTAGTAGATGCTACTTCATGGCCAAATTCATTTGGGCGCATAAAAGGAATGTCTAAGATACCACCCATAGTAAAGTCCTCTATTTTTGCGGTGTTAGGGGAATAATACCGAATATTGAGATCTAGTGCAAAAAGTTCTACATCGATGAATACATCACCTTTACTGGGTTTGTTATTTTCTGAAGTCTTTGATTTTTTTATCAAAGTGTACCGTCTCGTCACATAAGGACCCGATTGTTTGAAGCCGATACCTAAAAATTTAAATATCTTGGGATATTTCTTTTTCATCGACATGATACGCTTCATGATGCGAAGGTTTAGACGTTTGGCCAACTCACCCAATTTATTCCAAAGTAGGAGTTTAATCGCTTGAAGTTTTCCAAAATACTTATCATTTACGGGGATGCGTGGCACAAATTTCGCATCAATATCACTCGTAACAATTCGGTCTTTAAAATCTACGTACAAGTTGAAAGCCTCACCCCCACTCACAATCAGATCTCCTGAATTTTTCAAAAAATCTGTGAGTTCTCCAATTGTTTGGAGTATTATGTCTCGTATGGAGTCGGTGATAAAAACATACATGAACTTTTCCATTTGTTTTTCTGGGTGGGCACTGTGAAGTCGTTTGCGAAATTTACCGAGGTCTCTTGGTAAGTTTCGTTCGTAGTACTTCTTCAACTTCTCGTCCTTGAACAAAAGATTTTCATTTATGAACTTTTCGATCGCGACCTTCGAATAAATTTGTTCGTCCATTATTATATCGTGATATAATAATATGGTCTGTGACGTAATAGAAGACTGCCGGTGCTACGCATACAGGGGAGAGTCGGAACAGTTCTGTGGTGTGAGGAAGGGCCCCAAGGTTCTACCATGTCCCGCGGATTGTTGCTCGGGTGGATGTCCTGATGATGGATCACGAGAACCATTTAGATACATAGACAGACCCACATTCGTCGATATCGACAACCGAGGCTTTATGTTTTTATTATGGCTAATTGTTACCGCTATAACGATATACACATTCAGGAACTTAAAGATTAAGAAACTAAGATAGATATAATGTCTATTGAAACTCTCGAAACTGAGATGGCTGCCCTTCGCAACGATGTTAAGAATCTTATCAAGCTCGTTCGTAAGATTAAGAGCACACAGGAGGATCCAGATGGGGAGAAGGCTAAGAAGCGGGCTGAGAACAATGGATTCAACCGTAAGCAAGATGTTACACCTAAGTTGAGGGAATTTCTTGGACTTCCAGAGGGAGAACTCATCTCCCGTTCTGAGGTGACCAAGTTCATCAACAAGTACATCACTGAGAAGGGTCTCAAGCATCCCGACAACGGTCGCCAGATCATTCTCGACGACAAGCTTCGTGAGATTCTCGCACCCCCTGCCGACGTTCAGGTAACTTACCTTAACCTCCAAAAATTCCTGTCTCCCCACTACATCAAGAAGGAGGCTTAAAAATAAAAAACAATATACATATAACAAATGGCGACCTTCGTAGATAAGGTACGAATCGAACAACTTGTTGGTACAAAGATCAAAAACCTTGATTTGTACCAAAAGGCATTTACTCACAAGTCTGCTCTCAAAGAATATGAACAATTTACAGAGTCTTTCGAAACACTCGAGTTTATTGGTGACTCCGTCCTAGGTTTTGTGATTACAAAATTTTTATTTGATCGTTTCGAAAAACGCCAAGAAGGTTTCCTCACGAAAGCTCGCACAAAGCTCGTTCGTGGTGAAACGCTGGCTAAAATTGCGAATGCTCTCAATCTCAATGAACTCGTCATCATGGATGAAAAGGGTATGCGTAATGGGTGGAACAATAATGTTAAAATTTTAGAAGATGTCTTTGAAGCACTCATTGGTGCGATATATATGGATATTGGTCTCATTCATGCTAAGGAATTTATCCTAAGAATTTATCAAGATCCGAAATTTGTTGATTTGAACTCTATTATGGTGGATGACAACTTCAAGGATCATCTCATGCGCCACTGCCAAGTTAATGGATGGCCTCTCCCCGAGTATCGAGTAGTTGCACACTATGAGGGACTTTTCTACATTGATATCTACATCAACAATGGATGTGTTAGTAGAGGGATTGCCAAAAGTAAAAAACAAGCCGAGCAGAACGCTGCGCAGATGTACTTCAATGTACAGGAACAGCTTAAACAATATAGTCATTAGACATTTAATATGCATCCGAATGTAAAGGCTTTAATCGAACGAGAATATGATGCGCAAAAAAGTGAAGCGTGGTTGAAACTTCGTGGAAATATGCTCACCGCGAGTGATGCTGCTACTGCTATTGGTGTGAATAAATATGAAACACCCGACGGTCTCTTATTGAAGAAGTGTGGTCTAGGGGAGAAGTTCACAGGAAATGCAGCCACGAGGCATGGTGAGAAATATGAAGACGAAGCACGTATCCTCTATGAAGAGAGGCACAACGAAGTAGTTCATGAGATTGGTCTCTGCCCCCACCCCGTGCATAATTGGCTCGGTGGAAGTCCCGATGGTGTGAGTGAGAGTGGAAAGCTTGTTGAGATCAAATGCCCCCCTCAAAGAGCTATCATCCCTGGGGAGGTACCCGAACATTACATGCCTCAGCTTCAACTGTGTATGGAGATTCTCGATTTAGAGGAAGCTGACTTTATTCAATACAAGCCAGCCGAAACGAATTGGCCCAAACCCGAGGAGTTTGACGTCACCAACGTGAAGAGAGATCGTGAGTGGTTCAAGAAATATCTACCCGTCATGAAAGAGTTCTGGGACAAAGTCCTGTACTTTAGGGAACACATGGATGAACTCCCTAAACCAAAGGAAAAGAAGACACGTAAAAAGAAGGAACCCGAACCAGTTGTATGTGAAGTCGAAATTATTTCAGACGAGGACGAGTATCATGAAGAATGAAACCTAAGTGACCCACACATTTAAGAAAATCAAACCAAAACCATGACGATTGAAGAACAATATACGCATGCTAAAAACTCCCTCAATGGTCGGCTCTTTGCCCCGTACCAAAGAGAGGGTGTCCTTTGGATGCTCACTATGGAGGCACAAACCTCGGGACCCAAAGGTGGGTTCCTCTGTGACGAAATGGGTTTGGGTAAGACTGTGCAGCTTGTTTCCACTATACTTGGAAACCCGAAGCCTCGCACGCTCATCATCGTACCCAAATCTATTATCACCCAATGGGTTCAGGAAATCAATCGATTTGCACCGACCCTAACGGTTGGTGTCTTCGACGGACCAGACAGGGTGCTTGGCGACCACAATGTTACAATCGCACCATACACCCTTTTGACGGTTAAGGGTGGAAAGGCTGAGGCGGTGACCCCTCTCCATGGGGTTCAGTGGGATCGGGTGATATTGGACGAAGCCCATGAGATCCGAAACAAACGTTCGAAATTGTTCAAGAGTGTGTGTCGCCTTCAGACCCAAATCAGGTGGATTGTGACTGGCACCCCAGTCTTCAATTCCATGGAGGACTTTGTGTCTCTCTCGACATTTTTGGGACTCTCGAAGGTCGTTGTGCAAGGGATGACGAACAAGATCAAAGATATCTACATTCTCCGCCGCACCAAGGATGACCTGGCTAATATTAACGATCGTCTCCGCTTACCGCCGTGCTACTTCGAGAATGTGGAATTGGATATGTATCCGGATGAAAAGCAGTTGTACGAGATTGTGTTCCTCGAGGCGCAGGATACAATCAGAGATGCCTTCAGAAATGCTGTGAGCCTCAATGCGAAGAATATGGTCATCTTAGAGTGTCTTCTCCGCGCTCGACAGTGTATGATTTGGCCACAGATGTATCTGAATGGTGTTGCCAAACAAAATGAGACTGCACCCGAAAAATGGATCGGACGCTCGAAGAAGATGGAGACCCTCTTTGAAATGGTCAAGTCTCATCCTACTGAGAAGACCCTCATCTTTTGTCAATTCAGGGGTGAAATGAATCACATTCAGGCGAATCTAGAAGGTCCAGTGTTTCGAATTGATGGTTCTGTATCCAAAGACGAGAGGGTGAAACAAATTGAACACTTTAAAAAGTCACCATCGGGTGCAACATTTATCATTCAGATCAAATGTGGTGGCCAGGGTCTTAACCTCCAAGAGGCGACGAGAGTCTACATCACGGCACCATCTTGGAATCCAGCTACCGAACTACAGGCCATAGGACGAAGTCATAGAACGGGACAGACGAAACCGGTGTATGTGAAAAAGTTGGTCTATAAGGAATGTGATCGGTTTGTCAGTGTGGAAGAGGAAATGATGGCTCTCCAGGGTCACAAGTCTATCGTGTGTTCTAAGGTTCTCAATGATGAGAGGATCGAAAATCAAATTCCGGTGAAGAGAACGACCGATAAGATTTCAATCTTGGACATCAAGAAAATTTTCAGAGCGTAATATAAATGACTATTGGTTCCCGAGCTGAAGTTTTCCATGGTACCGCCGATAGCACCTCTGGTGGTCTCATGAAGAAGGATCTCATGATGAAGGATGGTCGCATCATTTCCAAGGCGGCCAGTAAGGCGGCGAAGAAGTCCCTCAAGAAGAACCCCAAGTTCCAGGTGTTCGTCGAGGAGGCGAAGAAAAAGAGTGACAAGAAGGGTTCCTTCTGTCTGATGCCCTCTAACGAGACCAAGATGTATGATAAATTGATGAAGAAGGCGGAAAAAAATATGTCTAAAAAGTAAGAATGACCCTTTCCAAATGGGAAGAATCCGTCAAAGTGGCCAAGATTAAGTTAGGCATGGACCCAAAGAAATTTACCAGGATACAGGGTAAGCTTCTTAAGGAGGCTCAGGCTATATATAGCATTTTGCTTATGAATAAAATTAAATAATAAACTGAAATCCCTTGAGATTTTGTGGCTCATACACGACGAGTTGATGAAGTTTCCAAGTACAACCAAACATCCTGTTCAAGAAATACACACTGTTAAGTTCAACGATGGCATGTCCCGAATTTCTTGCATAGAGCCCATTGGTCACTTCATCCTTTTTGATGTTTTTGTCTGCGTCAAAAACATTCGCCTTGATCTGATCATCTACATTTGTATCGACCTTAATACGAAACTTTGGTTCCCGATCGGGAGATTCCTTGATGTTTGAGTTGAACATGGGAGACAACTCCTCTTTTGTCATTGAGGATCCAAAGATGACCTCACTTTGTTCCACCACAGCATCGATGATTTTATCCTCGAGTTTTTTCAACGAGTCGTAAAATTTCTTCATGTAACTTTCCTCTTCGTCATATCCCTTCACGGCAAAGTCAATGTTGTACTTGGTGGCTCCAACCTCGGGGGTGAAACCTGAAACACCGAACGGCATGTACATACGGGGAAGTTGTACCCGGAGGGGGGTTCCCTGTTTTGTAGAGATGACAATTTTCCGATTATTATATTCATTGATTTGAAGATTTTCGAGAGCTTTGTCCATGTCTTTCTACATATTACACGTTTCAAAACTTTAAGCTGAACATGCCACACAATCTGGTTCTAGACTGAATTGGATTGGTCGAGCCTTCGCCTTTGAACGAAGATAATACATACCAGTCTTGAGACCAGCTTTCCATGCATACATATGCATTGAGGAAAGTTTAGACATCGTTGGGCTCTCCATGAAGAGGTTCATGGATTGTGATTGGTCGATGAAACGACCACGGTCAGCTGCCATATCGATGATACACTTTTGACTGATTTCCCATACAGTTTTATAGAGTTTCTTGATGTCTTCGGGGATATCCACAATATTTTGGATAGAGCCCCCCGCCTTGACCATGAGATCCTTCATCTCCTTGGACCATAGACCGACCTTCTTCAAGTCCTCGACGAGATGCTTATTAACCACCACGAACTCACCAGCTAAAGTGCGTCGCAAGTAAATATTAGTCGTGTAAGGTTCAAAGCATTCGTTGTTACCTAAAATTTGAGCCGTAGAGGCGGTTGGCATAGGTGCCAATAGAAGACTGTTTCGGAGACCTTTCGTCTTTACACGCTCTCTCATATCGTCCCAGTCATAACGCCCACTGAACTTCGCGGGTCCTTCCCACATATCTGGTTGGAGAAGACCTTGGGATGCAGGGGATCCCTCGAAGGTCTCATAGGACCCATCAACTTCTGCCAACTCTGAGGATGCTTCGAGAGCGGCGTGGTACATAGTCTCAAAGATGTGTGCGTTCATGAGACGGGATTCTTCGCAATCGAAGGGGAGACCACACATGATAAATACATCTGCGAGACCTTGGACACCGAGACCAATAGGACGATGTCTCATGTTGGAACGTCTGGCAGTCTCCACGGGATAGAAATTACGGTCGATGACCCGATTCAGGTTCTTTGTGACCGTTTTTGTGACCTCATGGAGTTTATTGTAGTCGAAGGTCTTTGTCTCCCTATTGACATACTTTGGAAGAGCGATAGAGGCCAGGTTACATACAGCCGTTTCATCTTTGTCTGTGTGTTCTATGATTTCTGTGCAAAGGTTGGAACTCTTAATGATACCTAAGTTCTTCTGGTTACTCTTCGCGTTGCACGCATCCTTGTAGAGCATATAGGGGGTGCCAGTCTCCGTTTGAGACTTGAGAATGGCCTTCCATACTTCAGCGGCGGGGACGGTCGCATTGGCTAGACCTTCTTTCTCGTACGTTAGGTATAACTCTTCAAACTCCTGGCCGTATACATCCGAGAGCCCCCTCGCCTTATCTGGGCAGAAGAGAGACCAGTTGCCCCCCTCTTCGACCCTCCTCATGAAGAGGTCGGGGATCCAGAGAGCTGAGAAGAGGTCGCGGCACCTCGCCTCCTCGTCACCTTGGTTGAGACGGAGTTCGAGGAATTCCATGATATCCGCATGCCAAGGTTCAATATAGACCGCGATCGAACCTTTGCGGCGACCGGCCTGGTTAACATAGCGTGCGGTGGCGTTGAAAACTCTGAGCATTGGGATGATACCATCCGACTGACCATTTGTACCACGAATCCTTGACTTATTTGCCCGAATATCGTGGATATGCATACCAATACCACCAGCCCACTTCGAAATTTGAGCACATTCGGTGAGAGTCCCGTAAATTCCATCGATGGAATCCCCCTTATTTGCGATAAGGAAGCATGAGCTCATTTGTGGTCGTGGAGTTCCTGAATTGAATAAAGTTGGGGTCGCGTGGATGAAGAGCCCCTGGGACATCTTGTCGTATGTATCGAGAACAGATGGGATATCCTTTCCATGAATACCAATAGCAACACGCATGAACATATACTGTGGTGTTTCGACCAACTTTCCATCAACACGTTGAAGATAGCTTTTCTCAAGTGTTTTGAGACCGAAGTATCCAAAATCAAAATCACGATCAGTGTCGATTGAACTCTTGAGCTGTTGAGCAACCTCCACAACCTCATCGGTCACGACACCGACTTTCTGAAGCTTTTTCATAGCGAGATGAACGTTGTTGGGACACACCTTGTGAATGTTACTGGCGACGATACGTGTAGCTAGAATTTCGTAGTCGGGGTCAATCGTAATCATACCAATGCAGATTTCCGCAGAAAGTGTGTCAATCTCTTGTGTGGTGATTTGATCGTACATCGAGGAGAATACCTGCTGTGCAACCTTGGAGGAATCACAATTTTCCGAGAGTCCATACGTTAAGTTCTTGATCCTATTGGTGACGTTATCAAATTTCATATCCTCAATACGACCTGAGCGTTTAATGACCCTCATATACATTCTGTTCTACTTTTATTTTTAACTTATTTCTTACACTCGAGGTCCGCACTCCTCACCGCAACGGTTCCAAACGTCTCAAACTTACGATCGGGTTGGAGAAGGTAGGTGTTCACAAAAAAAGGACCTTCCTGACCAGCCTTGGACACTGGGGGGTAAGACCCAACGAAGCAGGCTGGGGGCTTGCACGGAATTTCTTCAAAAGTTGGTGGCTTGTTGGCATAGGCTTCGTCAAAATCAGCGAAGTTCACCATTTTACTATGTACATATAATTTTTTTCGGCGAGTATAATATATGTGTGATAACCTCCACCTCGATTCCCTCCAGCAGTGTGAGACTCCACTGAACACCCTATTCTTTTCCGATTTCAACAAAAATCTGATTCAGCGTGGCATTCGTCAGGCGTTTAAAAATAAGACTGGCATTGCCATAGATTATCAAAACCCCGACGACCTCTATGGTATCATGCGTGCCGTCTTCATCAACAATTCGGAGAATCACTACGAAGATATTAAAGAGCAAGTTAAAATGATTAACACCCGTGTAATCGCCACTGCTTTATCACAAATTCAAACCGGTGTTGCACAATACATCGCTTATAACCGTGATATTAATACAATCAGTGTTCCCCTGGACCAACCGATCAACACAAGTACTGTTGGTAAAAAAATTGATTACAATGATAAGATTGGTATCAATTAAAGATTACGACCCAAGAAATAGTAAGTCATGAAGAGTTTGAACTATTACAAAAAAGAAACCGAGAAAGTATGTAAATCTAAGGGATGGGATCGAGCAGGTGTAGATACTGTATGGCTACTATTGACTGAAGAATTTGGTGAGCTCGCTTCAGCCATTCGCCAGCACAAAAATACATTCAAAAAGATGAATCTTAAGAAGGACCGGGGTACCGATGTTATGATGGAAATGGGGGATGTATTCAGTTATCTATTTCAACTAGCGCACATGTTGAATGTTGATCTAGATCAGATGTGGGAAGAACATCGTTGTAAAATGCACTCGAAAAAATATAATCTAAAGTAGTAGTAACAGTGTGATGAGTAAATTTATGCTCAACGACGACGATGCTATTAATGACGTGAACCCATTTGTCACACATGATTTCTCTCTTCCAGGGGGTGTGCGACAGACGGGCAATTTTGGGAATTTTACTGAGATTAAAAAGTCTAATGATGAAGACACTGTAAAGAAAAGTGTTTTTTGTAGCACCAATCTCTGTAAAGATGAGACTGAACCATGTCTCATAAAGAAAAAGGTGCGACCTCAACGTAACATTGACTACGGCTTTACATGCCCCGATAAGAAACAACCAGTCGTTATCGTTGGTGTTTCGAATAAGAGCATTCCATATTTTTGGATATTCTTAGCTATCCTCATTCTCACTCTAGTTCTATTATACGTAAGACGTTGAAAAAGTATTTGAGTCGAGATTTATTCGTACAATTCTGAATAGCGAGGGGTATAAAATCTTTACATAACGCTCTAGCACATTCCATCTGCCAAGCACTCTTCATATTTACATGGGGTGGTTGGAACGTTGGATCTAGAATCTTGATAGCATGCATGATACGAACATATGTTCTATCACTTTGTTCATAACTCAATAAATTTTCGAGAATAAGTTCAGCCATGCGCTGCCTTACCTCTAGAGTTTTCGTAACCATCGTTTCAAGAAACTTCTCATAGGGGATAGATTGCTTATTAGATTCTAAACAGACCCAGTTTGCCAATGGCTCGGCGTTAATATAGTCTGTGTATGTTGAATACCCCTTTCCTTTCACGTATCTCTCGTATGTAATTTCGATGTAAGCGAGGTCACATTCGACATCATGTATGGATTTAGCAGATTTGAGAAACGAGGTCATGTATCTTTAAATGAAAACAATTCTCTAAGTACTATATAGGAATGGAATTTATAATCATTTTACTAATACTCAGTGTATGTTCTCTTATATTTGCAGCACTCGGTGGGGCTGCTTGGTTTATTACCAGACCTATAATGGGTGCAAAATGTACAGGTGAGGACCCAAACGCTAACTATGCAATTGATGAAGATTTAGATTGTGTTTTTACTAATTGTAAATCAGGATACGAATTTGATGGCAACTCGTGTGTAGTTCCAAAGGAAGAGGAAGAGGCGGACGCCGCGGCGGAGGAGGAGGCGGCGGAGGAGGAGGCGGCGGAAGAGGAGGAGGAGGTCGCACGCAGTGCCAATTATGTGTATGATGTCAGCATAAACGCCAGTAGCGCAGATGATTCCGTGGCGGCTGCAATTAACGAAATTAAACTCGATGATGTACCCGTCATACCAGAACAAATACAAATTCTTTCACCCATAAATGGTGAAAGCTGTCTTCTTGTTGGTGGTGACGCTTGTGATGATCCCGACACATTGGGTTTAACTGATAATAAACCTCTCTCATATAGTTCGTGGAAAAAAGGTACATCTGGTCCCATTGAAGGAACAACAATATTTAGTATATTTTCGGACACTAAAGTGAAAAAAATTACCATTCATTATTTAAAATCTAAATTTGGACCGGGTTTAATGATTAAAGAAAATGGTGTAGTAAAAACATTTGAGACCGTTAATCAGGGTAGTTATGACAGCGACGATATAATCATAACGTATTACTTTATTGATCCACCGGAGGCCTAAGTGAAACCAAATCAATATAAAAAGTATGTTCAAAAATGTACTCTTCAATTGCCAACAATAGTTTTTCGTATCTCCTCACACTCGATGAGATGCGAAAGGCTCTACCCGATGAGTTCAGACCTTCTTGGGTGAAGATTACAACGATCACAATGGTTTCAAGCTTTAAGCAGCAAATCGACATAAAGCGGCTCCGCAGCAAGTTTGAGGATATTGGGTCATACAAAATGAGACGCAAGGGAACTACAATCGATGGTTTCGAGTGGAAACTCAAACCCACAACCTTCTACAACCAAGTGACACTCACATATCATGATACCTACAGCACCAAGTCTATCAAAGTGTTTCCTAATGGGAGCATTCAAGTGGCGGGATGCTGTGACCTCTTCGACTGCAAACGCATCATCACCCAGATCGTTCATATTTTTAAAGTTTTTTTGGATTTGGAAATTGAGGTCTCGGAGAATTCGTTCCGAATCGTTATGATTAACTCGAACTTTAGTCTCAACTACAACATCAACTTAGTGAAGGTTGCGGATTGGTTCGAGCAGTACGATGATATTTTTAAAGTATCTTTTGAACCAGACAGATATTCAGCGGTTAAGATCAAGTTCAAACCAGCCCACGAGATGAAAGAGATTACATGTAGTATTTTTAGCACCGGTAAAATTATCATCACTGGTGCAGAGACTCTCAAGGAAATTGCATTTGCCTATAACATCATTAACCAGCATATCAACGAAAATCCCAGTATTCGGGTGTCACGCACAGAAGACACTGACGTCTTTGATATCTTTCTAGGATACAGGTGTGATTCATTCGTGGAGAAACTCAGAGAAAATGGTTTCGAATCTTGGATGAAAACAATTACCAACAGACAAATTAATTTCTAGTTAGATAGTAACAATATGTCTCAACGACTTGGCATGGCCGATGGTCGATGCTTCACCGTGAATACATCTGCTCAACTTTTTAATAACTATGTGATGAAAACTAATGGTATTTCTTTCGAGGATAACTATTCTTATCGCCAACTTCTCCAAAAGCAGGGTCCAGGTCTCCTGTCGAAGGTGCAGGAGGAACAGGGTAACAAAGATTGCAACAACTGCAACGTACCCCTTCTCAAAGTTCCCGATATTTACTGAGAGAAATCACGAAAAAAACTTTAGAACCTCTTTGTAGAATGTCATCATGTTCCATATGCCTCAATGAAGTCAAGGCGACGAGAAGTAATCCTTCACTTCGTTGTGGACATACGTTTCATTCCGATTGTCTACAGAGATGGAAAGATCAAGGTAAGAATACATGTCCCACATGTAGAAAAGTATTCGATGCTTCCCAATATAAGATTGTCGTTTCGATTCAGAACAATTACACAGCGGCGGCAAACTCTGTGTCCTTGAACGAGGAATCTATTTTCAGTGTAATTGATTTATTTGATTTAAATTTCGATGTTAGTGATACCTTAGATTTAGAGAGTATTCTTACGGACCTTGGGGTGAGTCTTGCCGACTTTGATTCCTCTATTTTTGACGCAGAATGAACTACAATACCTTTCATAGTTTAGACCTGGATAGTTTCGAGAAGCTTTTCGAGGATCTTTTATGACCTTCCCATCCGCATCAGCCAGAAGTGGTCCAGTTGCCCACCCACGCTTGTGACTGAATATATTCGCTTTAAAAACAATCCGCTTACCAACCCTGAATGTACCAGCATTCTTTATCCGTGATTCAGGGATGTTAAAGAATTTTGCAACAGATGTGATCGTATCACCGGGCTTAATTTTGTATTCTACGACACCATGTTGTTTATAAAAATGGAAGTCCCCTTGGCGGATGTAATTGGTGGGTCTTCCAGGACAGACAAACATCATGATTTTGTAGTACCCCTTTTTACATTTCTCAGTCGGTCCAGCCTTGTAAATCTTCTTCGGGTTGTCTGATATGACGCGATTGGGGAGACCCGTACAGTGGGTGTAGTTATGGTTACCATTAGAAAGTCCAGAACGATCCCCCGGAATGGACTTCTGCCACCTGTACGCCTCATAGTCACCAACGGCGTAGGCATAACAGTTATTATTCCCAATGCCAGTCTTGGTCCCCCACCTTCTATTTGTAAACTTACTTTCAGAACCACTGAGTGGTGGTTCTTTCATTTACAATTGCAACAGAAAAAAAATATCCACATGTAATAAATGATTCAGGAAGTTACCAAAGCTCAAACCAGATCTGATGCACTCACCGAGTTTCTCGTGTTCGTACTCGTCGTATTGATTAGCACGTTCCTGCTTCGACTCGTATGGAACCGTTCCCTCGTGAAGCACATCACCGTGCTCAAGCCCATCAACACCATGCTTGATGCTTTCACCCTCTCCATCGCCCTGTCTGTGATTCGTGGAATTTAAATCTTATTTATATTATAAAGAATGGCACGGTCTGACCCAATTATTATTATTGTTATACTATTGATATTTTCATCCATTTCCGCTGTGATTGCTGGTGGTTCGTGGTTTCTCAGTAAAGAGGAACAATCTGTAATAACGGATGCTATCGATATCAACGACTTTGACTATGACTATGACTATGACTATGACTATGACTATGACAGTAATGATTCAACTGAAAAATTTAGGTACGTAAAAATTCTCAGAGATAAAAGTCAGATGGGAGCCGCGGGTGTTCCCGGGATGGTAAATCATCATATCAATTTAATGGAAGTTGAGGTAATCTCCGATGGTGTCAATGTTTCATTAAACGCACCGGTGACAGCGAGTTCCACACATGCTGATTTGTCTCCAATGAATTTGACCGATGGGAATCTTTCGAGTATGGCTCATACCGAAACAGATGACATTGAATGGTTCCTGATTGATTTGGGTGCAGAATATCCTATTGATAAGATTGAAGTTATCAATAGAAGTGATAATGACTCAGCATCACGCACTCGGGGTATAAAAATTCAGCTATCTAAAAGTGCCGATATGAGTGATCCTAAAGAGTCTAATTTTGTTTCGGTAGCTCAAGCTGTACAAGCAACACCAAAAATTACATGGGTTCCTGAAGAGGGTCCAGGACTCACGGCTAGTTAAACTTCACTGTACCCAACGGTCTTCTCACCATCAGGGCTAACTAGGGTGGGGTAGGCATTCATACCCTTGCACCCCTCCTTGTCGCAATCGACAAAGGTGTGGGGCTTTCCACTTTTCTTCATATAGTCCAACTGCTTTCGAGTCCAACCACAACCCATGGTCCCGAAAACAGTCCACTTCTTGCCGTCCTCTACGGGCGCCTGACCAGTTCGCATGAGAATGATAACATCAACGATCGCGAGAATGATGAGAGCAAACATATTTTATTATAGGTAAATATTAAAATGTCTTCAACTACATTCATTATTGGAAACAAAAATGTCACGCTCAAATACACCAGGAAAATGCCCCGTGGTGAAGTTGAACGGATGAAATCATTCGTCACTAAGAATGGTGACAAACTCGTCAAGACTCCAAAGTTTAAGATACTCTCTGAAGTTGACGAGGGTACGAAGAGGATTTTTAAGGTTGACAAATCTTCTTTTTGAGTGCATTGACTTCATCTTTATCTAGTTTATTTACGAACTTATTAATGTACCTATTATCTTCCTTCTTTGGTGTGGGGGTCTTAGCTTTGGACGTGACCTCCTGAATTTTAGGAACTGGATTGGGGCGTGCAACACGGGGCCTCCTTCGAGCTGGTGCGACTCTGGATTTAGCCCTATTAGCCGCAAGTATAGCTGCAGCCCTTTTAATCGCAACGTTCATCTTCTTTTTCCTTTCAACTGTTGAAAGTTTGGGACTGGGAGTCTTAGGCTTAGGTTTGGGAGGAGCAACGACAACCATTGGCTGTGGCTGTGTCTTTGGTATAGGAAGTGTTTTTTTCTCACCCGTGAAGAATGATTTAGATAAAACGGTCTCAAAATCGGGTAGATTCTTATAGTGTTTTTGTCCACGGTTCCCTCTGAGACGAAAATTCTTCACGACATACGACGTTCGATTCGTGTATCCAATCGGAATAAGTGAGGTTATGAAATTATGTACTTGCCTTTCAGTTCTGTCTCGTGGTTGTCTCACCAAATTAAGAATAACGTTTAAGAAATAATGCAAGTCGTATAACTTATCCGAATTTCTAGAAATACCCAAATTTTTGTAATTACCTGCATTAATCAAGGGATTCTTGATACGAGGAAACGCGGAAAATCCAAAATCTATCATGACCGCTTCGACACCACCGTTTGAAATCGTATATGTCTTATTTTTCAATTTAATTTGAATATTCTTTTCTGGAACTGGACGTACGAGAACATTTCCACCGTGTAGGTCGTGATGTCTAAAACCTGGATACTTTTCATGAATTTTATACAAGTTGTAGATTACCTGAGCGATGACAGATTTAGTCGCTTCAAGAGTCGGTCCGGTCTTCCACCACTCGTTAAATTCTTTACCATTTATGTATTCGGAGTAGAGGATATCTTTACCGTCACAGTTTTTGTATAAATACATCTTGGGAACCCCAAAACCTTCCAACTTTTTCGCAATGGTAAACTCCATCTTTGCGGATGGATCCGTGGTTTCTTTGTACGCGATGTACTTTTCACATTTGTCGTTGATACATCCACGATACACTTTACCATATTCACCTTGACCAATTTTTACAGAACCTTTGGTCATGGTTCCATTTAGTTTTTTAATCATGAGATATTGTGCTGGAGAACACGCCTTTTTTCCTCTCAATAACTTTTTGAGAATGGTATTAATGTTGGACATTCTTATTTATTCGTAAGAAG